TTGTTCCCCCCCGCCGAAAAACTACAAAATTTCTTCGGCGTTTTCTTACAATTTCAAATTGGCGTTGACAAGGGCTATTCTACCCACGAGCAGAGCACGATCCGCCTCAACGGCGGCCAGTGGGACGCCAACGTCGAACAGCTCCAGCGCGAGAACGAAAAGCTCGGCGGGCAAGCGCCGGATCCTCACCAATCTGGAGGCGGCACCGGCGGGCAGGGTGAGGAAAGCCCGGAGGGGCCGCAGGAAGGCGAAGAACCGGCCGAGGGGGACAATAACCCGCACAACCCTGAAACGGCCCGCAGACGGGGCGCTCATGCCCTACGCGACCTCGTTATAAGGGAGCAAATAAAACAAGCCATAGGAGGGCAAGCCAATGAGAACAAAACATAACCGCCTACGCATGGGCCCGGCAGCGGCCCCGCAGGCACCACCCGCGACAAAGTTCTGGAACGTGGCAAGCGTCGGCGAGGACGAGGGCGAGATCACCCTCTACGGCGACGTAATGAGCCAGCAGCCCGTTGACTGGTGGACGGGAGAACCGGAGCCGGGCCTCTACATCACCCCGGAGGGCTTCATGGAGGATCTCGCGGCCGTCAAGGATAAAGGGCACATCACCGTGAAGCTGAACAGCTGCGGCGGCGACCTCTATACCGGGATCGCAATCCACAACGCGCTGAAAGCACTCAGCGGAGAGGTGAACGTCGTCGTGGAAGGTATCGCGGCCAGCGCCGCCAGCGTGATTATGTGCGCCGGTGACACCGTGACCGTGTACCCCGGATCCCTCGTTATGATCCACGGTGTAAGCGTTCTGCTCTGGGACTCCCTGAACATTCAGGACATGAAGCAGCTAATCAAGGGCATGGACGCCAGCGAGCGGGCCGTCGCTGAAATCTACAACGGCAAGACCGGCCTCGGAGTGGACACCCTGCGCGGCATGATGACAAAAGAAACGTGGATGACCGGACGGGAGGCTCTGGACAAGGGCTTCGCGGACGCTATCAAGGAGGATGAGGACGATCCCGACATGAGCATGAGCTCCGATCGGAAAGTCCTCTTTGTCAATGGCGTGCGCCACAATGTCGAAGGGCTGCACAATGTACCGGGAACTATCCCGATCCAAAAAAGTGCTAAACCGGCAGCAAGACCGGCAGCAAATAAAAGGCCGACCAATAAGGCGGCAAAACCAGAAGGAGGTAAAAACCACATGACACTCGAAGAACTGAAAGCTCAGGAGCCTGATCTGGTGAGCCAGATCGAGCAGGCCGCGGTGAACGCAGCACAGGCTCAGACCACCGACGCGGTGACGGCCGAGCGCCAGCGCCTCGCTGCCATTGACTCGATCGCGGCCTCTATCCCCGATCAGAAAATGGTACACGACGCCAAGTACGGCGATAAGCCCTGCACCGCTCAGGAACTTTGTTTCCGCGTTATGCAGCAGAGCGCAGCGGCGGGCCAGCAGTTCCTCACGAACTACGCGGCCGACGGCAAAGCCTCGAAGGCAGCCGAAGTAGGCGCAGCACCTAACGGCGGCGCTCCGACCACTCAGGCCGAGCAGGACGCGGCCGACATTCAGGCAGTAGTCGCTGCCTACAATCAGACCAAAGGAGGCGTGAAATAATGAGCAAGAGACTGGACGAAACTCTGGGCCATGTGGGCCCTGACAACCTGATCGCCGACATGTACCCGCCCACGGACGTGTTCAGCGTAAAGCTGAAAGCCGGGCAGGGCGAGCTCCAGCGCGGCACGCTTCTGGCTGCCGGAGCTGACGGCAGCATGGAGAAGATCAGCACCGCAACAACCGGCAAGGCCAACGCCGTGCTCTCGGATCCCGTGGACACCGGCGACGCTGAGGGCGAAGCAGTACCCGGTATCGCCTACCGCACCGGACACTTTAACACCAACCGGCGGATCGTGGCCGAGGGCTACGAAATCACGGCAGCAGACAGAGAGGCGCTCCGCGTCGCGGGGATCCTGACCTCTGACGCCGTGGAAATCTAAGAAGGAGGACAGACAAATGGCTTTTAATTACTACGACACCCACACGCTGCTTGCTTCTGTCAAGCAGCTGGCACCGCTTCACACCTTCCTGCTGGATCGCTACTTCCCCACGAACGCAGCGACCGACATTTTCGCCACCGACGACGTGCTGGTGGAATACAAGAAGGGCCACAAGAAGGCGGCCCCGTTCGTCGCTCCCCGCAAGGGCGGGATCACGATCCTGCGCGACGGCTACACTATGAAGCGCTTCACGCCTTCCTATATCGCACCGAGACGCCCCCTCACCATTGACGAGCTGAAAAAGCGCGGCTTCGGGGAGTCGCTTTACACCACCCTGACGCCTCAGCAGAGGCAGGGCGTCATTATGCTGGGCGACCTCGACGAACTGCGCGGCATGAACAAGCGCCGCAAGGAGGCCATGGCGTCGCAGGTGATTTTCACCAACGGCTGCATTATGGACGAGTATGTGGACGACCTGCACACCTTCGAGGAACGCGAGGTGCGCTATTATGACGGCAGCACCAACCCGGCGATCTACACTCCGGCCGGTGACTGGACGACCACCGAGGAGTCCGGCAAGCAGATGATCAGCGACATGGCCGCCATGATCTCCATGCTGACCTCCCGCGGCCTGCCTGCCAGCGACGTGCTCGTGGCTCCTGACGTGGCCGACATTATTCTGGCGAACGAGTGGATCCTGAAGCTGCTCGACAACCGCAACTATCAGATCGGCGGCGTGGATCCTGAAACACTCCCGACCGGCGCGACCAAAATCTGCCGCCTGAACGTCAAGGGACACATGGTGGACGTTTTGAGCTACGAGGACACCTACACCGAAGTGGACGGCACCGTGAAGCCCTTTATCCCGAAGGGCAAGATCGCGGTGGGCGCTCCTGCTGCTGGCCGTACCGTTTACGGCGCGATCACTCAGGTGGAGCAGTCCGACGGCGAGTTCCACACCTACACCGGCGTGGACGTGCCGAAGTATCTCAGCGACGCGAAGCACAACGTCCGCGAGCTGACTCTGAGCTCTGCGCCGTTGTGTATGCCTAACAACGAGAACCCGTTTATCACCGCCACAGTAGTGAGCGAATAAGCCGCCCGGCAGAAAGGAGCAAAACCATGAAGAAAATTAGAGTAACCCGCGGCGGCTGCGGTATTGCCTACACGGACGCGCACGGAGTAAAGCGCCACGCACTCAAAATGCCGGAGGACGGCCCCTTCGAGTGCGACGACGCTCAGGCCGACCGGCTCGTCCGGCTGGGTGTGGCCGCCTATGTAACAGCAAAAACGCCGGAGGCGCAGCAGGAACCGGAGGAAAACGAAGATCAGGATCCGCAGGAACCGGCCAAAACTACGGGCCACCTCGACGCTGCGGAGCTGGAGAGCTGGGAATACAACCAGCTGAAAAAGCTCGCGGCCGACATGGGAGTGACACCGAAGGGCAAGAAAAAGGCCGACCTGATCGCAGCGATCACGGCCGTGGAGGTAACGCCCGGTAACGAGGCGGAGCCCGACGACGAGGACGACAACCCGCCGGAGCTGGGCGCTGCCGATCCGGAGTAAGGAGGTAAAAGCATGATTAAAATGACGAAAGGCACCTACGGGCTGAAAGTGAACGGAGTCGTGGAAGCTATGCCGAAGCACTCGGCCCCGTTCTCCCTTCCTGCCGACCGCGAGGCTGAGCTTGTAAAGGCTGGCGTCGCTGTCTATGTGGAGGAAACCGCAGAGGAAAAAGCCCTCAGCAACATGAAAATGGCCGAGCTCCGCAAGACTGCTGCAGCGTATGGCGTAGACGCCAGCAAGTGCCGGAGCAAAGGTGAGGCAATTAAACTGATCGAGGCGGCAAAGGCCAAGGCCGAAACCGCCCAAAAGCCGGGAGAATAACCCGGTGAGCTTCAAAGACCAGATCCGGCAGGATCTTGACGCCGTATTCCTCAACACGGACGAGTTCGCAGAACTTCACCGCATAGAGGGGAAAGAGATCCCCGTCGTGGTGGACAACGATCAACTGGTAAAGCTCAAACAAGGCCAGATCCTCGGACTTGTGGAGGCTGACCTGCTGCTCATGGGTAAGGAGTCCGACTTTCCGGCCGATATGGAGCCGGGCCGACTCCTGAACGTGGACGGCAGGGAGCTGATCGTGGCGACCTCCGGCACCGACATGGGGCTCATTGAGGTGGCGCTACGCCAAAACAGAACCGGATAAGGAGGTGCAGCATGTTACTGGTGGAAAGCATTGACAAGGTGGTGGCATGGCTGAACGATAACGTGTGCAGCCAGATCGAGCTCAAACTCCCGGACGACTTCAAGAACGACAAGGAGTACGGCGTGGAGTATGTGAAGCCTGCCGCCTTCCCTCTTTATACGCCGGGGAAAGACCGGCTCCCGCCGAACGTGCGGGCCCCGATCCCTTCTGTCTGCGTGCAGCTGACTGAGGGCAGCGACGACCTGCTCAAACGGCAGCGCAGGCTCCAGATCCGGCTCTGCCTCGCCTGCTGGAACCCCGGAGAACACGGCGGGGAAGTATTATACCCCCGCAAAAATGAGAAAGCCGTCGGCGGGGATTCCTACTACCGGCTGACGGGTGAAGCCGCGAAAACATACAAGCGCAAAATGGACGGCTGGCGGGAACCTCTCAACTTTGCC